AGTAGAAAATTCAAAAGGTATTAATCTTGTTTTCTTTGTACTATCTTTAACTTCTGCAATATGCTGAGTACCAACTCTTCTAGTAGCAGATCCTTGAGGATGGACCAGGAAGTTTTCCATAGTCTTAACTCCAGATGTATATTTATCAAAATCTGTTCTGCCATCCATCTTTGCAGAAAATTCTCCTGATACAAATGATGTTAAAGCTAATGTTGTTCTTGGCATATCTTTTTAAAAATTTCTTGTTGTGTTAAACCTTGTTCGTCTCTTTTACACTTCGTTGTTGGATCAATATCTTTTTCATCTATGATTTCTACTAAAGCATATCGATAAACTTTTGTGTCATCTCCCCATTGAAAATGAAGTAATGATTTTGGTTCTGAATATTTTTCTATTAATCTTGGATCAAAAGCAGATGTAGTCATCTATAATCTTGCATCAGTAAATTCATTGCTCTCGATTGTTCCTAAAGCATTTTCTGTTGCGTCTATAAATCTTGCTTCTCTTAATCTTTCATCAGCTCTCTCCATATAATTTTTAGCAAGAGTTGCATTGTTTGTAATAGCATAAGCAATATCTGCTGCTAATTGATGAGAGATACTTTCTTGTAAATATGTATCGTAATTATTTGGATCTGTGTCTATTGCTACATAGATTAAATAAACAGTTCCTTCATTTGTTTTTATTTTTCTACCTTCAACAGCATAGTCAATATCACTTGCAATACTGTCTGTTGCACCAGTATGTATTTTTAAAACTCTCAAGCAATCAGCTGGAAGAGTATATTGATTAGCATATTCAATTACTGGAGCTGCACTATCTTTTGCTAATTGAACTCTTTTAGTTAAACAATTCCAAGCATGTGATCTAAATACTCTATTTCTTACTGGTTCATATCTTTGATTACAAAGTCTTGCGTTTTTACTATCGTCAGTCAAAGCTGAAATAGTTGATGCTCCTAATAAGTTTAAAGCTGAATTACAAATATCTACTACTGATGCCATTATGTTGTTGCTCCTATTTCTTTACATTCAAATTTAACTACAATTTTATTTTGGTTTATGTAGTCTTGATCGTACTCTTCAAATTCTTTTAAATTTCTATAAGTCTTTTGTGCAATAGCATAACCAGCATTGACACAATCATAGTGTGATGTGAACTGATAACCACTAACTGAACTCGATGGACATTGACCAGTATTCATGCTGCACATATATAAAATTAAAAGATATTTCATTAAAAATTTTGTAATGCCTGGCGGAGTATTTCATCCGCCAAACAAATTATTGATTACTCAACTGTGTAGAACACAGCACACTTGATAGTACCAGTAATTGCAGCACTTCCAGTTGTAAGTAATATGTCAGTTTCAGCAGTCTGCTCGTAACCAACTCCATCGATTGCACCTTCTTGGCTCATAGACATTTGACCAGCAGAAGAAACAGATGTTGCTGCTATGTATCTTGCAGCAGCTGCACTATCTCCAACTGATATAGTTGCAGAACCTAAAGCATCAAAGTGAACAACAATGTCATAAACTTTTGCACCTTTTGGTAATCTTGCAACTGAGATGTCAGAACCTGATGCTAATGAAGAAGCTTCATAAGTATCGTACTGAACTCTTAATTTACCAGACCATTCTCCGCTATCCGCATTAACAATAGGATCAGCTGTGATGTTGGTAAAATTTACACCTTTTACACTCGCCATGATTTTATCCTCCTATGATTAAGCTTCATGAGCTTGGATTGTAACAACCTTCTCATCTTCAAGTCTTGTTGCACCCATAGTCATGCACACATACACTTGAGTAGCATAGCCTTTGTCTGATCTTTCATCTATTCTTGTCATCACATCTTTGCCTAAAGCAAGTTTGATAGCATCGTTAGTGAAGAGCAAACATTCTCTTTTGCTTGAGCTGATTGCTAGTCTGTTTGAGACTATAAAGTTAAATCCCATGAACTGATTGATTTCGCCATTAGCAAGAGCTTTAACTGTGTTAAAGTCTGAGCTAGTAACTTCAGTTGTTCCTAACAAATCAGTAATTTGTCTTGGACCAACTACAATAGTTCTTGGAAGGCTTGGATCAACAGATGCACTATCAAGAGTTTCTTTAGCAGTTCTTAATTTTGCAATCGTTAATCCAGCTGTACCACTTTCTGTTATCTTTTGACCAGCTGGTAGAGCAATGGTTGTTGAACCAGTTTCTCCGCCAAATGCGTTTCCAGAAACAGCAGCGATAATTTCATCATCCATAGATCTTCCCATTGCGTAAGCAGCGGCAAGAGCATAAGAAGATGTTGGATCTATCAATGTTCTCACACGATCTTGCTGATCTATTAAATCAGCCCATTCGTAGTCAGCCATTGATACTCTTCTCCTACTATGAGGAGTGTCGATCTGTGGAGTGTCAGAGTGTCTTGAAACTCTCTTTTGTGCAGAAACAGCTCCAATTCTTTCGAAGTAAGCATGTTTTCCAACAACACTTTCCACATCAACAACACCTCTTAGAAGAGAACCTTTTTGTTGTGAAAGCATTTGCACATTGTTTGAATACTGCTGTACAAAAGCTTCAGTTATTTGACTAGACATAATCTAATCCTCCTCTTAGGTTTATTATTGATTGATCGATTTGATTTTCCGATTACTCGGATCTTATCTTTGGCTTTATAGTCTCCAATTAGACTTTTTTCTTAGCGGTCTTTTCAGGTTGTCGCTTAGAATTTTTTTTAGTAGCCCAGTCAAAATATTCCTGAGCTTTTGGCAGAGGATCTTTTCTTTCGTACTCTGGACCAAATTCAGTAGCCAATCTTAAACATTCAAGTCTAACTTCGACTTCTGATAATTCTCCTTGAGGTTCAAACTTATCATTAGCCATTTAGCATCTCTCTAAGTTTTAATACCTCATCAACTGCCTTTTGATGATTGATATGATTTTTATCCCAATAAGCAGAACCTTCTTGAGTTAGTTCTGTTATTTCTTTTTCAATATCTTTAGCAGTCATATATGAAGTTCCATCTCCTTGAATAATTGGATCTTCAGATAATTTGTCAGCTAAATCAGAAAAGGCTTTAATAACATTTAAGTTATCTCCTAATCTTGATCCATCTTTAAGATAAGTATTTTCTAAAAAATCTTGTCCTAAAGAATTAACTGCAAGTCTTTTAGCTTGATCAAGTCTCTTGTTATATTGTGGTCCAAACTCTTTTTTAAGTTCAGCCTCAACATTCATTTGAGATTGAGCAGCTGCTTCTTCTTGAGATGCTGCATTATTAACATTCATCTCATTGTAAAATTTAATAAGACCTTCAGCTTGTTTAGGAAGTAATCCTAATCTGTGTGCAGTTTTATTAAATTCTTGTACTTGTCCTTGATCCATTTCTTGATCTTTGAAATCGTATTTGTAATCATTTGGATCGCTAGGAGCACCAAGCCTTTTAAAAACTTCATTCCAATCCTCTTCGGTTGCATGTTTATTTGGAACTGGAATTTTGTCAGCTCCAACTAACTTTTGTGCATGGAGATAACTTTTTACGAAATCTTCCATGTTGTTAAAATTTTCCAGAGATTTTTCTTCTCTGAAATTCTCAGGAATTAAATCTTTAAAATTTAGTTCCTTTGGTTGTTCTGTCTCTGTTAAGACAGTTTGAGGTGTTGCCTCAGTATTATTCTGAACAACATTCTCAGTTTGCTCAGATTGCACCTCTGGTGCAGTTGTCTGATTTTCCATAATTTACCTATTGGTTATTTTGATTTAAGCATTGCTTTGATGAACAAAAGAATTGATCTTTGTCCTTCTAAGAATGCAGTTTCATGACTGTTATCTTTTGAGAAAGTAGTCGTTCTCTCATGACATCTTATAGAGATGTCCTCTAAAACTCTTTGACCTTCTTCAGATCCAAAAATAATTTTGTAATCTTCTTTTAGTCTTTTTAATCTTTTTTCTAATTCTTTATTCTGATCCATCTTGAACTACCTTGGCTAATGGTGCAGCATTCTTAGCCATTTGACTTTCGGCTAACTGTTGTTGCATTTCCATTTGTTGTTGTTGCTCCGCAGCTCGTTCTTCTCTTATTTGTTGGACCTGAGCATCAGACTTAATCATTTTTGCTGGAAGTCCTAAAATATCTATAATCTGTTTTATAAAACCATTTTCATCAATGTAATCCA